AAGAAGTTTTATCTCTTCAGCTTTATAAAGGTGCAAAATGTTTTCAACTTGTTTCCCAGTAAGCTCACACTTTGATATGTTATTAAAGAATACTTCTGGAAACTTAGCTATCTTAGTATTAGATATAGTAAATATATACTTTGGATATATTCTAGCCTTTCTGTAAGTTGCAAGACGCTCAATATGTTCTATATACGGTTTAAAATATTTAGATTGCATTTTAAGCATTTCGTCACTTGGATAATGAATCTCAAGAATTATTCTAGGGTCTATAGAATACATCTGTATTGTCTCATTGAAAGCGACTAATCTGTCATCTAAAATGACAGAATACTTTTCATCTTGCATTACATCCCAGTGTACTTTTTCGATGTTATCGTTATCTTTTTGTTTGATAGAGAGCGATTTCTCATCAATTATATCAACTCCGATAGCTTTTGAAATTTTCTTTTCTGGCGTTACAAAGGATTTAATTCTCATACCAAGAGGTCTTTCTATAAGAGTTCTTTGTAGAAGCTCATCTTGCTCATATACGGATTTAAAGACCCTCATAAGAAAAGCCTTATGAGGGTTATAAGTTCCATCTCTTTCTTTCATAAATCTTGGACGAGAATCCGCTATTGGTTCTCCGTGTACAGTAATCACAAGTCTTTCATCAAAGTATGGAAATAATCTTTCACTTTGAGGAACCTTTTCTATGTAACTTGGAGTATACCTTTCCTTTGTATAGTTTACTCTTTCTTTAGCTTTCGCTCCTGAAAACTTAAGCATCTTTCCTCCTTAATTTCTAAACCAGACTTTTATTGCTCCTATCTTATCAGACACATATCTTCCAAACCCAGCTATATTTGCTGTAGGTGATAGTAGTGTCTTAAGTCCTTCAAGACCAACTTTAACTTCAAGATTTTGCCACGGGAACATAGTAGCATTAACCCCAGCAAGTCCACCGAGTACAGATATATAACCTACAGCTGTTTGTGCTCTAAATCCATTTCTTGAATGTGGTAGTGCAACTATAGGTGTTAAATCCTTTACTGTAACTGTAACTGTCATATCTGTCATAATTCCGTTTGCAGCGACACTCTTTGGGTCTTTTTGTATTGCAAGAGAAGTAATCATACCAACGTCTATATTTGATATACCCCTTGCGTACACTCTACATAAAAGTGGAGCCGAGAATCCAAAGTTACCTACACTATGTATAGGTAGTGTATTTGCAAGAAGATGAGCAAGTGGTCTTAGGCATTGCATAGCATAACATTCCATCGAACCTTCAGCACAAGCAAATCTAAATGTAAATGTGTGCTCTCTTGATGAAGATGAAGCATCTTTCCATATATCTGGTACTATAGTCTTTATACCCCATAGTTTACCTTTTATTATAGATTTAGCATCTGATGTTTGTTTCGCATTTCCTTCATCATCTTGCTCAGCTATAGCTTCATAAGACTTACCTGTAAGGAATGCGAGTTCTCTCATAAGCTCAGCTCCACCAAATTCATTTATCTTTTGTCCTATCATAGACTCTCCAGTTTGGTTATCAAACGCATCATTTGAAGTTATAGGTCCATCATGATAGAAAGGAATATAAGCTTGAGTTGAGTCAAGAGATGCTAAAAATGAAGTATCTCCAAGCCAAGCTTTATAGTTTTCCATAAGTCCACTTGCAGCCTTTTGTCCACCAGATACCCCAGTTTGCTCTAGTAGTATTCTATGTAAACTATTTCCTACATCTACAGTTTTACCCCAATCTATATGAGCAATATCAGATGTCGCTCCATTTGTTACATAACTTGCAATTTGGCTGTTCATATTAGATATTCCAGCGAGCATACATAAGTGCTTCCATATTACATTAACGTATGCAAAGTATGTCGTTTTTGCTGGAGTAAAAGCATACAACTTACCTCCACTCTTATCAAATATAGCCGATTGCAAACCTTCTATATCAGCTGTAGCATCAGCTCCCTCTCCAGTATTTGATTGAGAACCAGCAAAGTTTTCTTTAGTTTCTTTTGAAACTCCGGGTAAGAATAGTGCTGTTCCGGGAGAGAATGTAACTATTTGTCCCCAAGATAAGAATTGTTTAGCATAACTTCTACCAAACTCAACTGTACCCGGTAAAGGTGGGTCATCAGTTTCTGAGAACTTAAATGGTGCTCCCATAAGAGCATTTAAGTCAAATCTTTCATCTCTTGACATTATACCTAAAGGAGAACCCATTGCTGATTCTGATAGGTAGTGGTGTAAATCTTTAGCAAGTAATCTTCTGACTAAATCTGCATCCCCTTTACTTCTTGCTGGTATATCGCTTTCAGTTGCTCCACGCGGAGCGTTAGGTACACCATGTTTTGCAGCACTTGACCCCGGTATTTTAGACGCTGCTGCATGTGCTGCTGCTTTTGATGAGCCTTTTCCACCTGATGATTTTCCACCACCCTTTCCACCACCTGAACCTTTACCCTTACCGCCGCCAGATTTCTTTCCAGTGCCTGTTCCAGCTGGTAGCTCTTGTTCTTCGTACATATATTATACCTCCTTACTTAATAATTTAATGAGGTGGGACTAGCCCACCCCAATTATATTATAATGCCTGACCTCTTACTATTCTATCTACAGTTCTATAGAAATCGACAGTGTCAGGTGAAACTCCGTTCGTAACTGGTTGTGGTATTCCACCGACAGTAGTCATAATATTTCTACCATTTACAGTAAGTTTAGAGTTGCCACCACTTACAGCATTTGCCATAACTTCAATAAGTTTAGCAAGGTAAGCGTTGGTATTTTTTACTTCTGTTAGGATAGAAGATAATATGCTACCATCACCAATTTGTTCGTTAGTTCCAGATTTGGTCATCTTTTCTATATTAGAGTCAATAGATGATAATAAATCAGTTACATTCTTACTACTACTTTGTGCATGTTTTACAGCCTTTATAACCTTAGTTGCATCATCGAAATTATTGCTAGTAGTATTATTTATAATAGCAGGTCCGTAGGCTCCAGATTTAACCATACGCTCTACGACATTATAAATAGCTTCTCTAGCATTTCCGAATCCTTCAAACTTAGGTGCTATAAAGGATTTAACTGCACCATAACCACCTTTAACTACATCAATCGCAGTTCTAAGTTTGTTCTTTACACTACCCTTAACTTTATAAACGAGTATAGCTTTCGCTTTACGAAGTCTTATATCGTTTAGAGTAATAGCATCAGAACTTGTCTTCTCTGGGTCATTGATGTATAGTCTACCATTTTTTATCTCCTTACCTATTATAAAGTGAGGAGAGCCAGTTGATGATACTGTAAGAAGTATAGGAGATTTACCTGCTTTTAGCTCACTTATGAATGTCTTAACAACATTTGTCGCAAGTATAGCAGATGATACCCCATGCTCAGCAAGTACAATTTTAAAATACTTCATAGGTGTTCCACCCATAGGTCCTTGCTTCATAGCGACAGCTTTTCTTACAAGTTCAGCCATATCATATTTTATATCCAGTTTATCAAGTAGCATAGCCATAACAGCAGGACCACAACCAGCTTCTTTAAACGACATTCCACCCATTGAGAGTTTATTCCATTTTGGAGAAGTTTGATTTACATGACGCATAGGTCCGTATCCAGCTTTCACGTTACCGCTATCTTGGTTTTTGTCACTTGATTTTTCTTTAAGAGCATCATTTATACCTTTAGCTAAGATATTAGTTGTAGTAGGCGGTTTTATAGCACTACTCTTAGAAGCAGTTGCAGATGAACCATCAACGAAACCTTCAAAACCTAGAAGTCTTGCAGAAGCATCAGCTGACGCCCATTTCTTCATACCATGTCTTTCGACTTCCCAGTTACGTACATAACCATCGCCATCTAAGTCAAGAGCTTTATTAGCTGTATACCAACTTGGACGAGGACCGTTCTTACCATAGTAATACCAGTTGTCATCTTGGTTTACGCTGACAGGTAAGTGTAGAGCTCTATACATATATTTATATACAGGGTCTCTACCTTTTTCTTTCATCTTTTTCATCATTGCTCTTCCAACACGGATAACTTGGTCTTCTGGAGTATGATTTATTGGGTTATCGTTTCTACCATCAAATCCCCATTCAACACGAGAACCCGGAACTACTTGGAATAATCCCGCTGCTGGATATTGTGATGGGTTTACAATAGTAGGATTCCATCCAGATTCAGAATATGATATTCTAAATAAGTCTCTTGCTGTATTAAGTCCAAATAAATTCTTAGCTGTATTCCAAGCTTGAACCATTTGTGGCTTATATGATGGATACTTAGACATAAGAGATTTTACTCCACTTGTGTCTGCCTTACCATAATCTACAACTCCACTTGGCATACCACCGCCATCAGTACCACCTTCACCACCAGAGTTTAAACTATTACCAAACATATCTATTCCGAACATACCACCAATACTACTTGCAAGAGCAGTAAGGTTTAAGTTCTTAATGAAACTTGCATTTCCACCAAACATTGCGGCATTTAGTGCATCTGTCATAGCATTTGATGGTCCTGCTTCATAATCACGAATATTAGATACTACTGAGTCAGCACTTTGAGTAGTTGGGTCTGCTGACAATAAATCGTTACCAGTTGTTACAGTCACATCATTTGCATTTACAGATTGTCCGTCAGCAGCAGCTTTTGCAGCGGCATTCGGGTCTTGTCCATTTTTGATAGCTTCTTTAGCAGCTTCTATAGGACTAGGTCCGACATTTTTTCCGACCATTCTGTTAAACATGTTATTTCCAGCCTTTAGCTTCTTCTTTTGTTCTTCAGTCATAACGCTTATAGGACCGTATCCTACAAGAGGACCAGCACCTACTTGGTTTCCACCATCGTCAGTATATATCATTCTCTTAACAGATTCGTCTCTATCTTTACGTGCCTTTTCTTTATTCTCTTGATATCTTTTATTTCTTTCGGCTTCTTGAGCTTCAGCGTTTACTGTATTTTGTTTAACTTGTGCATTCGTTCTATCAAGCTCAGTTTGTGATAAACTAGGTGCTTTTATAGCACTTGTATCTATATCGAAAAATCCAGTATCGGTATATTTGAAACCATCTTCAAAATCTTTAGAAGCTTCTTGAAGCTGTTTCATGTTCTTTTCTTGTGCTTCTCTTGCCTTTCTTTCTTTTTCATCTTCTGCCTTTTTAAGCTCTTCCCATTTTGCGTGGTCTTTATCGTAAGCTATTTTTTCTTCATCATTAGCTATACAATAGTAGTATATATTTCTAGCTAAGAACTCTAGTGGCACAACTATTGGTATCCAAGCGAAAACTAACTTTGATGAGAATATATCATAAACAGCAGACGCAAACCCTACAGCAAATCTCATCTTCCAAGATACTTTAGTAAGTCCCATTATATCTTTGGCATTCCACATACCATAGATAAAGTTACCAAGTGCAAATAAAGCATCTATTAAAAGACCTACTAGTGGTGCACCATACGCCGCGGTTCTTACTGTAGCTTCAGCTGTTCCTTGTGCTACTTTCTTTTCAGCGGCTTTTGTAGCTTTTTCCATAAGCATTTTAAATACTTTACTTAGTCCACCTTTTGCTTCTTTACCGAATAATTTCTTACCGAATGATGAAGCTCCAAATTCTGCAATCTCTTTTAAGATTTGAGAAGATATAGCTTTAAATCCTTTCTTAGCACCTTTGACTGCAAGTTGAGTAACACCAACTTTTGTACCTAGTTTTAAACCTAAGTGTGTCCAAGAAGAGTATGCCATATTTCTTTCTCTGTCTCTATTTAAAGAACCGGTAACACCAGTCTTTTCAAGAATTTGGTCTTTCCATTCGACTAAATCTCCAAAAGAACCATAACCGAATGCAGGTCTATCTCTTGAAGGTTTATCTTTGAAATCTTCTTCTTTATTATCTTTAACTCCCAAGAATTCAAATAGTTTATCCTTTAGTCCGCTAAGGACATCGAATAATTTACCTAATATACCACTCTTCCATAAACCAAAACCTAAAGCTCCTATTCCTAGTAGTTTTTCCCACCAAGAAGTTTCTTTCTTTTCTTCAACTGGTTTACCTTCACCATCAACATAAGCGATTGCTTGTTGAGCTTCAGCGTCTTGCTTTTTATCAATCTTTGCGTATTCTTCTCCAGATTTCATATTAGGAGACTTTCTTCTTCCAGTCATTCTCTCCCAAGCACTTCTACCTGACCTTATAGCCTTTTGTATAGCACCAGCACCCGGACCTAATTTCTTTTCTAAAGATTCAGTGTATTCTAAATCAACCGCACCAACAGCTTTAACTACTTCAACAACTCTTACGCTATCTAGTGTACCACCAACAACAAAGACTTCTTGAAGTGCAGCCTTACGCTTCATTCCAAATAAACCTAGAATAGACCTACCTACAAATCCAGCTAAATCAACAGCCTTTGTTATAAGCCAACCTATACCTTTTCCTATAGTCTCTACCGTCCACTTAATAGTAGAACCGATAGCTTCTACTCCCCATTTAATAAAGTGTCCTACGCCTTTTACGGCTGTCCATATAGCTTTACCTACGCCAGTCATAATATCTTTTAAATGAGTTATAGTATATACTACACTATCAAATAGACCTTTAACTGCCATTCTAAATACAGTACCAACACCCTTTACAAATCCTACAGCTATATCTTTAAAGAAACCTACAACATTTTTAAATGCTCCGTAGAATCCTTTAATCATATTAAGACCAAGACTCAACATTGGTTTTACTATCTTAGACCATCCTTGTTTGAATATCCATTTAGGGAAATTCCATAAGAATAATTTGAATGCTCCAAATGTTTTCTTAGTAGCGTCCCATATAGGTTGTAAGAATTTAGTATATAAGAAAGATATTATTTTACCCGGTAAAGCTTTAGCTCTTCTCCATTGTCTTTTAAACCAGTTTCCTAGTTTTGAGAAGTGTCTATTTTTGATATCCTTATCTCCAAATCCCGGTATATCTCCATGAACTTTTACAAGTATTCTTTTGATGTACTCAGCATTATATGCAAGAGATGAAGTTTGAAGCTCTATCGTTTCTTTAAGTCTTATAGCATCTTCTTGGTACTTCTTCTTCCAATCTTTAAGCATTATGTATAAATCTGACTTTTTACCAGTCATATACTCAGCCGCTTTCTTTTTAGAAGTAGCTCCTAGAAGTTTTTCCTTCGCAGAAGTTGCAGCTCCTACAACTCTATCCTTTGCAGAATTGTACAAACCTTTTATTTTAGATATAAGACCGGGTTTAACTTTAGAACCATCAGCTTCTAATATCTCATCAGCATCTCCCGCGTCAGTTGTTTTAGCATTTGCTACATTTCCTTTTGCTTTATTTATCAAATCTTTTACTGTTCCTACTATACCATTCATACGAGCTTCTTTAGCTTCGTTTACCATCTTTTGTGGGTCTATTACTTCTGCTTCTTTAGTTATAGGAACACTTGGTGCACCAGTTGCAACTTGAGATGAAGTATCAGCTTTTCTATATAGATAAACTGCTCTTCTTGCTTTTGCTTCAAGTACATCTACAGACACAACCATATTCTTTCTTCTTGCAGGGTCAGAATAATATGCCGTTCCACCTTCAATTCTTCTTACTACTAAGTAGTGAAGATTGTCAGTTTCAAAATCATCAACTTCGACTATCATTATAGTATCTTTCTTCAAGATTTTCTTCATAGTCTCAGCTTTAGGATTTTTCATGTATCTCGCACCTATACCGAACTTACGACAAACTTCAAGCATAAACTCAGGCGATACACCATCTCTTGAACCTACCCAACCAAATGACCTTTTTGCGAGCATTGCAGGTTCTACCTTAGTATCAAGTACAGCAGATATTGCTTGAGCAAGAGCGGCAAGTCCACATAGAGTTGAGTTACCCATGAATGCACCGAATATCTTAGAAGTTATTTTATTTTGATTGAAATAATACTTAGTAGCTGTATCCCAGATACCTTGTCCTGATTTTCCTTCTTTATCTTTTTCGTCTTCTTCTTTTGCTTTTTGCGTAGCTTCTTTAGCAGCCTTTTCATTAGCGTCTCTCATGGCTTCTTTCGCTCTCATCTTACGAAGAGTTTTCTTATCTTTATCAGATAATGTACTATCAGCCATAATCTCAGTAAGAGATTTATATTTATTAGCATTCCATAATTTTTCTTTAGCTGACATGTTAGCTTTATACTCGGCCTTTTCAGCAACTTGAGCATTTGATGAACCGTAGTTACTAGCAAATACAGTGCTGTCAGTTTGTCCAGTAATAAGAGTTCTAAGTCCTTTAAATGGTGCAGCTATTATCTTTCCTAAGAAACCAAATATTCCACCAAATATTTTCTTAAAGAATCCTGCAACTGGGTCAATAACCTTTTCTTTCATTTTAGAAAAGAAAGGTTTTACGAAGTCTGCTGTAAATGAACCTGTAAGTTTATCTCCAAGTCCAGTAAAGCTTCCAAGTATCTTAGTTGCTGTATTTGACATAAAGTCCTTTATTGGTTTAAATGTTGATTTAAGTGGTTCCCACACATCAAGTTTAAACCATCTTCCCATAGACTTAAATCCTTTTGAGAAGAAGCCAGTAACCTTTTCTGTCATCTTTGTAAGTATACCCTTCTTACCAGATTCCTTATCTCCTATCATCCAAGTCTTTAAGTTTGACAAGAATGACCCTTCTTCAGTTCCGAATAAGAATTTCTTAAATCCTTTTGACTCTCCAGCTATTGATATAGCAAGTCCTGCAAGAGCCGCATTAACTGGACCTATGAAACCTAATGGAGTTGCAAGAGAAAGTATTCCTGAAATACCAGCTATTCCCCCACCTACTACTAGAGTAGATTTTAAAATTCTTCCAGTCTTTTCACGAAGTTCTTTTGCTTTCTTATTATCTCCGAATAGCTTATCAAAGACATTATTCTTATAAGCGTATATTCCAGCACCAAGTGCAATAGCTCCTAATGCTATGGGAGATGCAAGTCCTGTCATACCAATCAAAGGTCCAACCATTGATTTCTTTAATGTCTTAAAGATACCAATACCCGCAACACCTATCATTGCGGCTTTTGATACATTCCAAATAGTTTCCTTATTCTTTTCATAAAACTCTTTAGTTTTAGCTACACCAGAGCTTGTAGCATCTTTTACCATGTCTCCAGCTTTTGACGCATAATCCTTTATAGTCTTTTTAGCATTATCAACCTTTTCTCCAATGTCTGTTGCTGTTCCACCAGTTGCAACATCAGTAGCTGTTATCTTCGCGTCATTTATAGCGTCTTGTACAGACTCTACTTTCTCATCTATATCAATACCAGTTTTGTCTTTAAACTTACCTTTAAACTCTTCAAGCTTCTTTTTAAACTCAGATGAATGATATAGTATAGCTTTAGCTTTCTTAGTTCTTTCGTCTTCAGAAAGAGTCGGGTCAGTTAAAACATCTGCCATTCTTTCTTTATCTTTTTCAGTCACATTAAAGTCATCAAGTTCTTGATTGAATACTTCAGTTGCAAGTTTGCCTGATATTATTCTTTCGATTTTTCTTTGATGTCCAATAATAGCTTCAAGCTCATATGGTGATGTCTTCATAAGGTTTTTATAGACTTCACTTTCTTTTAATCCTAACTTGTCTCCAAGTTTAGTATCAGCTAAGTCTTTTAAAGCATTTGCCATATTTGCTTTAAATAAACCTAAAAGAGAACCCATATTGTCTTTTATAAATTCTCTTGTAAGAGCAATTTCATCATCTGACATTGTAGTTCCGAAGATATTTCCTACTTTACCATCTTTTCTTGACATGTCTACAATGTTTTCTCCAGCCATAGGGTTTTGGTAGTTGTATGTCATCTTCTTGCCTTTACCACCACCGAATCCAACTACAGCTCCTTGGTCTAGTAAGTCTGAACGGTTAAACATTGCTATTCCACCATTCATACGTGCATTTTGTGCATAATCCACATTGTAGTTATTTCTATCCCATACATAGTTCTTAGTAGACTTATTAATAGACCAGAAGCTATCAGATGTATCTTTGTTAGTTTCTGCTTTATACATCAAATCTCTAATTTTATAAAAATCTGACTCTGAAAGTTGGTCATCTTTTAAATCCATGTGTAGCTTAGCATCATTATAGTTATGATTTTTAAGTGTAGCTATATCGTATCCTGATTTAGACATGTTTTCCATCATATACTTTGTAAGCTTTAGAAATCTTTCTTCGTCAAGATTTTTTCTATCATCGTCTTTCATATTCTTTTTAAGAATTTCAGCAAGTCTTTCATATTCATAATCAAGCTTTGGACGATTATCTTGGAACTCTTGCTTAGCTTGAGAGATAGTTTTAAATACACCTTTATTATAATCATATACAGTTCTTTCTTTACCAGAAAGAAGTGATACCATAGATGATAAATAAGTAGGGATTACATTGACGATAGCTTCACGTGTAGCTCCATCAAAGAATACCTTTCCTGACTTATCGTACTTGTCTGTAGCAACCTTATCTAAAGATTCGGGTTTAACCATAAGTGCTTTACCAACAGCTCTTGCTGTTGCGTTAGACGATAAGCTCATAGTTTGAAATTGTCTATTTGCAAAGTCTTGAGTTGAACCTACCATTCTTTCAATCTTTTGAGAGAACTTATCAAGTCCAAACCATTTATTCAATTTACCTTCAATAACGAAGTCTTTAATGAACTTAAATGGATTTGCACCCATAGTCATAAGAAGCATAGGTAGCATAGCTTTTGCAAGTCCAAATGCACCTTGAGTCTTTTCCATATCTATTGCACGGAAAGCTTCTCCCGCTGCAGACTTACCTGCAGTCAACATATCTCCCTTTCTTATTGCATTATACCATTCAGGAACTCCTCTTTCTTTTTCATCTTCCTTTTTATTAATCTTAGGAAGCATGTAATCAGAAAACATTTCCTTCATCGCTTTATGTTCAGTAAGCATTTCAGTTTGAAGTGCAACCAGCTTTTGTTGTTGTACTAATTGCTCTTTAGCTGTCTCTGCTATACTTTTTAAATACCCTTTATGCTCTATAACCTCAGCCTTTAAATCGGCAGTTGCTGATACAATAGTTTGGTTTATAGAGTGAGCTGTTTTAAATAAACCTTCTACAGTTGCATTTATTACAGCATTAGAAGAAGCTTTTGATGCACCGCTCATAGACTTTGCTAGTTTACCAACTGCACCAAATGTAGCCATATCTCCACTATATGATTTCGCAGGCTCAGAACTAGCCTGTTGTGGGGTACCATCCCCACTATCGTCATAGAAGAAATCTCCACCTGATGAAGATGTATCGAAATCAAAGTCAAATGCTGACTCATCAAATCCAAATAAATCATCATCAGATTTATAAAACTTACCAGTTCTTAATCCTTCAAACGCATTCTTTGTTAAATCTGAAGCAAATTTAAAAAGAGCAGTTTGTTTTAATCTATTTTTAATTCCGTTAAAGCCGGAAGACTTTTTGCTGTTTACAACCTCTTGATATCCATTCTTAACATCTGAAGCTGTATTTATTGTATTCGTAAAATAAGATGAGGCTAAATCATTACCAAGATTTCTCATACTCATTTTGGCGTTATACATATAAGTAGACTCTTTTTTACCAGCCATTTATTATACCTCCTTTGCAGGTTAAAACTAAGAAAATGTTCGTAAACGGCAGTTATGGTGGGGATAAACCCCACCAATATATATTTATTCTTCTCCACCATTTGTACCTAAACTATCCATAAATGTAGCCTTATGTGCCTTCCATTTTTCTTCTATTGCCTCTAATATATCAGTATGGTCGTATGCTGGGAATAACTCTTTAACGATTTCTCTTTTTATAAATAATTTCTTTTCAGAAGGTATTTCAGATTCTTCACCATAATACATATTAATCATATTATTTACAGTTTCATTAAACTTTTGAGCATTATCATTGCTGATATTAGAAGTTAAAAGCTTAGGAGCTGGGAATGTAATATCAACATAGATATCTTCTTCTCCAGTTTCATATCTTGCTATCTTAGTTGCAAGTTCTGAAGCCATAGGTTGATAGTGAGCTTGTAAGTCAGTTATCATCTGAGTAAGTCTACCATCTTGTGCTATAATAGATGTAGCATAGTCATAACTCTTTTCAGCTTGGTTTAAAGATGATAAAGGGAAACCTATAATATTTTCTATAATATCTTCAAGCTGTTTCATAAAGTCATCATTTGAAGTATCATACTTTTGTCCCTCTATTCTTTCAATAGAAAATAGCTCATTTCCACCTTTATCAACTGGTATTAAAAGTCTTCCAATAGTTGCCATAGATTGATGTACTCTTGTAAAGTCTGTAAGCTCAGAAGGTAATGGAAATAAATCTGTAAATATTTCCATAGCATCTTCTCTATCATTAAATAAGCTTTGTGCAAAAGTAGTTTTATATTTTATAGCAAGTTTATCCTTTTCGTAGAATAACTTTGTCATCATTTTATCTTGTTGTAAAAGTGTCCAGAATAGAATAGGTATTCTTGCATATAAAAGCTTAGATTTTCCTATACCATTATTTGACTCTTCATTTTGGAAAGGAACTAAATACTTTCTAGGTATAAATCTTACTCTGAATTGAGATTGATACATGTCATGCTCTTCAAGAACCTTTAATATACTTCCAAGTATTCTTCTATTCTCAGTTATAAAGTTTGTATCCATGTGAGATTTTAATATATTAGAAAGTCCTTCTATTATATCCTTTCTTACTAAAGGATTATCTCTATAATCAGCACTATCAGATATCTTAGATGAACCTATAACGTTATTTATATTATGAACTTGTGTTTTATTTAAAGCATAATCCATATAAGTATCTATATGGTAAACTCCTATAAGTTCTTTATTAACTATAACAGGGTGAGTTCTTTCATCATCAAGCTCTTGTATATAACAACCAGCCATATCTTTTATTCTTGCTTTTCTTTTAGATTTAGCACTTTTCTTAAGCTCAGATAAAGCTTTCTTAAACTCAGCATTTGTAGCATCGTCCGCTTCTCCATAAAATGTAGCATTTCTTAAAGACTTTGCTTTTGTCTTATCAATCTGAGATGTAAAGAAAGACTCGTAGTTATTTTTACCCATAAGCTTATTGTGCATGTGAGACAAAATATATTCTCTATGTCCTACAGAATACGGAGATTCTGAGAAGAATTGAGATGCCATCATTTCTATTCTCTTTTGTCTTTCATTTGTATTATATGGTCTTGCATAAGATTCAGCATATAGCTCATAAGTATTATTATATTTACCAAGTCCTAAAGCATCATCTACAGCATCATATACAACTGAAGACAGTTCATTTCTTTGTGCTATAGTTCCATGTGTAAAGCATTCTCTATACATACGAACAAATGAACCCGGTATTACAGTTTTACTAACTGTACCATTTTCACTTTCTCCATAAAATGTCACATCATACTTATCAAGATTAGTTTGAGCTGAAGCATATATATTTGGAGTTCTAGTCCCATTTATATTATTCATCTTACCTTCTATAAGTTGCTTTGCTTCTTTATTGGTTTTCCCATCTATTCTATCAAGTAATTTATTTGCTACATCTTGTAAAGGCATAAGCTCTATGTTTCTATATCCTATTTCAAGAGAGGCAAGTATACAATCTTTTATGTGCTTATAAAGACCTCTCTCTTCAAGTATAGCTTCAATATCAGCTTGAGTAAAAGCACTATCTGTCTTTAAATATATATCTTGTATTATCTTATCTTCTGAGTAGTTATCAGGAGACAATATAAACTTAGTCAGATTAAGAAATGTAGTATGAAGTTGAGGCATCTGAGTAAGCATATAGTTTGACTCACGGATAAGTCTAGTTCTCTCATTGTAAGGCATAGAGTTTACATATCTTTCTCCAAGCTTCTCCATAGTCTCAACAAACTTAGTTTCTAAGTCTGTCTCTTTTCTACCACTTCTTATTTTAGCATCTATAATATTTCCATTTCCACTTGTATTTTGAATGGAGTTACCACCGAAGTTAAATCCGACGTCATCTGAACTATCCATCATTGTAGATAAATCAGGAGTGATACCATATACTTTATTCGTAAGCTTATTACGAAGTTTAGCATATTGCTCATCATTTTCGTTTCTATTAAGCGGCATTATAATTCCTCCTTTTGTATTAATTTTTAACTAAAGGGGTGTTTGTGATACGGGCAGTTGCCCGTATCTTAACTACATCTTGTCGGATTTCCGAATATATTTGCCATATTAAATACCTTCATTGTATATGTTCTACACCTTTCCTTTTTTCTATTATATATTATATACGTGAGGAGATAGAACTAATTAAAAAAAAAACAAAATCTTGTTTTATTATAAATTTAACTTTGTGTGTGTCACACTATATGATAGTTCTATCTCTTCTTATATTTTTTTTTTTATCTTCTGTACTGTAATGTCTTTGATAGTATTCTTATTTTAAATTCTCCAAACTTAGGTACTTTAATAGAATACTCAAATTCAAATAAGTTATTATTGTAAACTGATACATATACATCTTCATCAGTTAAGAATATATGGGTTCTTCCTGTAACATCTATAAATCTATCAGCAACTTCTATAGTCTCAATAGTGTAATTATTATTCTGAATACGATTTATAGTTTCCTTAGGAAGTCTCTCTTTTACATATATTCCAAGCTTTGGAAATCTATGTGGTTTTATATAAGTTGACATATCAGAATAGTATTTACCGTCTACTTTAAATATATATCCATCTTCATCATCTTTTAATGTAAATATATCTCCTAAAGATTTATACTTAAAATTACTATCAGGTATAAAGTCTATTTCATACAAAGAACCATTTATAAGCATATTAGACATATTATTTTTTATATGAAAATATCCTAATGTAGATAGTATACCAGCTTTAATATCAGATGCGTCTATCTTTACATTATCAAGCTTTGCAAGTATCTTTCTTACTATCTCAGCTTTCTTGTATCTATCATCATCAAGATGTAAAAGCTTTCCATCTTCATTCTTTCTAATCTTAGGAATATTAACTTCAATATTATAAAACTTAGACGCTATCTCTTTTGCAGATGGAAGATTAAAGAATGCTTCTCCTATTTCATCAAGCTCTTTAGATATAAGTGCTTGAGTACACCTCTCTACTTTATTTACATCTTTATCTACAGTTTCTATTCTACCATCTAAACTATCCTTAGATACATTTGTATGCTCTATTATCATAGGATACATGGATACAGCGTCGGCGTCCATCACATATCTTAAGAATTTATTATTTACCAAATCTTCAAGAAATGGTGTCATATTCTTTTTAAACTTATTTGGGTCTGAGCAAAGTCCACCAGCTATTTGTATTCTATTTGTAAGTACATCATAAGTTGACTCTATTGCTTCATCTGCTTCACGAAGTCTCTCCATAATAGCTTCAGCTGATTCATTCTTTGTCATAATAAGCTTATTAACATCATTTGCCATAATATAACCCATTCTCTTACATAGATGATAGAATGTATTAGTAACCGATGTCATTGGAGAGAATACTCTTCCGTATTCAGTTCTTACAATAAATCTTCTTGTAATAAGTGAGTTTACATCATCTGTCTTCATATCAAGAAAAGCCATATCAATAACGTCAATCATATTGTACATAAGATAAGTTATGAAATCTAAATATGGTAATCTTCCAATGAAGTCCGTTATATGAGCATAAGATAACTTACCAAATCCAAGTTCAAATTTCGCAACAGCGTCTAACGACTCTCTTTCAAGCTGGTCTTGAGGTCTAAGTCCAAAGTAAGTTATTTGTGAGCATATAATCTTTGTGTAAGAAGCTGTATCATAATTATGTCTTCTTTTAGCGGCTTTAGGGTCTTCATTAAAGTAATTGAAATAAAATGTATTACCTACATCTTTATGACAGAATAATTTACTCTTATCTATCCCTAATTCCTCAGCTCTATACTCAGTATGTCTTATATCATATACAGCATTATATATACCTAAAAACATCGGCTTGAAGTTATATATCATATCGTGCCAAGAAAACTCTATCATCTTCTTTTCTTCTTTAAACCAATGTATTACAACTTTCATTTCTTCTACAAGCTTTATAAATTTAGGAGCAAGTAACTGTCTTGCTTTCTCTCCCATTTGAGCGTCATTTATATGCTCTATAAGCTTTGCTTTAAAGTCACTTACAAACTTAGCTTCATCTTTTATTATATCCTTTTGTCCTTTAAAGTCATCTCTTATAATAGAATATACAGAAGCTGTATTTGTATGAGCGTCATAATATGTGCTACAAATAATAGGTTGTAATCTTTCTTCATCTATATTTAAAACATCAGTTTCTATATCGTAGTAACCTTTCTTGATATTCTTAATAGGTGGTAAGTCATTGTAATCTTTAACTCCATCTTTTTCTTCATAACCTAGACTATCAAGGTAACTCATAATAGTTAAGTCTTCTATAGGTAAGTCTGAACCTATACATCTTCTATCCAAAAAGATATGGTCATACTTTATCTTTCTTTCTTTTAAAGCTCTTCTAAAACTATCTCCTTCTCCTAGTATCTTTGCAAGTTCAAATCCTCTCCATTTATATGAAACTCTATGTTCATCTAAGTCCTTTAAGTTCATAGTTTCTCTATAGTAATTAGGTACTTCTCCCTTTACGGTATATACAGATACTTTAGGTTTTTGTATCTTCTTTACATACTGCTCACCAGTTTCTGTATTATACATAAGTAAATTATAAACATCATTTTCTTTATCATAATATGAATTATAAAATAAATCTTTCATTCTAAATCACCTCTATATATCGGTTTCGTATCCTCACAAAATAGTCAAAAACACGAAGATATTAGAAGTTATCAAAAAGGAGGTTTTATTTATGATACTTTTTCCTAGAAAAACTAGAGAAAATTCTGATACCTTTTCTACTTCATATTTCGGCGGTAAGGTTGTCTATGACGGTTCACAAAAGCAAATGTCTGAAATGGAAAAGAAGTATCAACCTTATATAGCTAAAATGAACTCCCTTATCAAAGAGATAGATACTGAAATAAAGAAGTCTGAAAGAAGAACTAGAGAAATACTAGAAGCTTTTCCTAAGAAAGTAGAAATAGAAACAGAATCTACAAAAAATAGAACTTCTCTTTACACAACCAAGATGAATGCTATTAAAATGATAATGAGTGCAATAAAAGATATTAAGGATACAGAACTTAAAGAGCAAAAGATGGTACATGAGATGACAGGTAAAGTTGTTGATGTGAAAGGTGGTAATACGATGATGAAAGCATCTATTGCTGGACTTATAGATTCTCAAATGAATAGAGAACCTAAAGCACTTGCAGCTATTCCATCTTATGGTGGAACTGTACTTGGTTCTACTACAAGTACAATACCTAGAGAAGCTGAGCCTACTTATCCTGAGGTAGAAGAAAGAAATGAAAATGGAGAAGTTGAGTATTCAGGAGTTCCTGAAGCTAAAGCTGGATTTACTTCGTTATTTGGTAAAGTAGAAAAACCTGATTCATCTCAGTTCTTACAAGGTAATTCCGAGATAAAGGATTATGACGCTATGGATAATAGATTTTCATACGCAGCTGCTCAAACTGGACTTAGAAATAAGTTTATAAATAATACTGAAGTTAAGTGTCACTGGGACGATAATGAGAAGATAGGTTGGCTTAGAACTTATGATAAAGATACAGGTAAGATTGCCTCAGAAGAAGCTTTAATTCCGCCATCTTATCACGGCGTACTTAGTGTAGTAAACTCAGGTGGTATGCAATATGCTTTATCGGAAACTGAAGAAACTTATGACTTAGTTCCTGATACAATAGCTAATATTCCTGAAGGTATTAAAGAAGACTTACTAAATACATATAAAAGACAAGATTTAAAATAATTGATTGGGCATTACGCCCAATCATATTTCTTGCATATCAAAACCAAACTTATCATTCATAAGTCTTATTAAGTAATTATATCTTTTAATATCCCACTCATTTTCAAAGCTACCATTCTCTTTTATAAATTCTTCCCTGTAATCTAATAGTCCATGTATTATACCACTTAATACTATCATACCCTCTGTAAAAGGCATATCATCTATCTTCTCAGTTATAGCACTTGTAATACCTCCTATAAGGTCTACCATGACTTCATCTTGATATGTTATCTTATTTCCTAATGTGGGTTTGTCTTTTAACTTCATACTATCACTCTCCTATAGAAAGGTTACAAAAAATAAGGGAGAACTAGCTCCCCTATAATTCATCTATTTACGATAACTAATACAGTTATCATAAATGTCAATCCTACAGCGATAACTTGAAACTCACTGTTTGAGAATAGTCTCAATAACTTCTTCATAGTATTCCTCCTTTATATGAAATACTTTAAAAAATAAAGGTGAGGAATGAACCCCACCAATATTCTACATCTTAGCTATACGAATTACATCGTATAAAATCCTTCCGACTGAGACTACTACAATCCCAGTTAAAAGAGCCATAAGATTAAAGTATAAAACTCTAACCTTATTAAATCTTTTATTTCTTATTTCTCTATTTCTTTTGCATTTCTTTGAATGTTCAAATTTAGCAACTGCAACCTTGTGATTGCTTTCTATTTCTTTATGGAATGGTACGTCCATCCCAACGTTCATCATATCATTTCCTATTTTATTTTTCAACATAACTAATCAACCTCCTCAGGTTTTTAAACTAAATTTAGACATTGGAACTCTTGACCGTTCAAGTTTATTCCTGTCTTCTATGTTTATTATATATAATTGAAAAATAAAATGAAGTTATTACAGCTTTTTCTCATAAGTAGTTCTATAAGACCTGTCACGCTTTACTTGTTTATATCCTTTCTTCTCATAAAGTTTTGCAGCCTCTGTATTGAAATCAAATACATTTAAAGATACTATATCAGCACCATCTTTCTTAGCCATAGCTTCTACTACAGATAGCATAATACTTGCTATTCCTTTACCTCTTGATTTCTCATCAACCCATACAGCTGTAATATAAGCAGTTACAGGAGTTGCCATTCTATCTATTCTTATTTCTATCATTCCTACATCTTCTTTTAAGCTACCAAGTTTAGATGAAGCAATAACAGTTTTGGTTCTTCCAGACTTCATATCAGCTTGTATTTTCCCCATAAGATTTCCTAATGGTTCTAATTTAAAATTCACATGTTCTTGGTGATAGTCGTATATAGCCTTATGGAATTTAAAGCAAGTATTTGCGTCAGGAAGTTCGGCGATTCTTACGGTTACCCTCTCATTTAAGTCAGTTTCAGCATATAGATTAATCATTTCATCCCCCTTACATTTTGCATAAGATTACTCTTACTTCTACTCTCTTTCATAAGTTTACTGTCTTTCGGTTTGACATTCTGTCCTACAGGTTTAACATTTCTAATCAAATCATTTTTAAGTGTAGCTACCATATATTTATCCTCCTTAGGTCAAAGTAAATAGCTGGGTTTCCCCAGCCATTATACTCATTATTGGTCAATATTACTCCAGTAATCATCTTCTGCCTTGTTATCTGGAATGTATTCTTCATTCACTTCCACTTTCTTATTAGTATTTGCATTTGCAAATTTCTTAGCAAGTTTAGATTGGTGGAATGATTCTATAGTAGAAGTTCCAGCAAGGATTGCATTTATTTTATTAAGTATAGTTTCAGTTTCAGTTGTAGCTCCACTTCTAACCATATCTTCAATAGTACCATCACTTGCAAATGATTTCAATTTAATAGAATTTGAGAAAGGACAAACGAGCTTTGATTTTTGTATTATTTGTCCTTCTACTACATCATAAATTGAAAGTCCACAAATGTAGTTACCTTCAGTATCTTCAACACCGAATATTCCAAATGCACTTTCCTTTCCAGCTATTGCAAATTCAAATGGAGATTTTGTATTCATCTTTATTCTTGCTTGACGGAGCATTAAAGCTAAATCTTCAAAATCATTATTTGAAATAAAATGTGTCTTTTCAGCTTTCTTTTCAAAAGGTCCTTCTTCAGTTCTTCTATACATAGCAACTAAGAGTCCTCTTTCAAAAAGTTGCATTCCACATCTTTTGCAATTTGCTACTTCTTTTGCAAAATATACCACTGAGTGAAAATGAGTTGATACTAATTCTTCCGCGTTTTTTCTTTGTTGTTCCATATTACTTATCCTCCTTAAAATAATCTATGTCGGTGTTAATGACATTTAGATTTTATTTAAAACTATATTATACTCCCCTTCTTTATTATATTCAATATTAACTATCTCAGGTATGACAGCTGAGTCATTAGGGTCATAGTCTGCATATAGATATTGATAGTCTTGATTATAGCTATTTATAGATACAAATTCTATCTTAGTTACATCAGTTATATCGTCTCTTACCTTTCTTATCAAATCAGACACATGGAATGTCTCATCATTTAAGAAATCTATCTTTGCAAAGTAATCTCTTATATAATCCCTTACATAATCCAAATCATTAGTAGCATTATACTTAAGTCCTACTTTAAATACAAATGATACATTGACTTTATCAAGTCTTGCATTCTCATTACCAATAGCGTGGTTTTTGGCTGAACCATAAGTATTTACAAACTTAAGAGTTGCTGTAAAGTTAGTTTGAGTTTGTAGCCATAATGTATTTATGTAATCCATTTCAGCGTACACTTCATTAAATACTGAGTAACCATTATCTTCTACAAACTTATATCCGAAAAGTGGTATAGACATAAGCTTTATTGTATTTGTATCTATATCTTCTATTTGTATTCCAGATATATCTGTATATTCTTTTATCAAATCTATATCATTAACTGAGAATACATTTACAAGTGCTTTACCAGATATATCTGGAACTCCATATCTATGAGCACTATTATCATTATTATTCCCATCATCTTGTACAAGTATCTTTATAGCTTTAAACTTGATATCAGATTGAACATTTGCCTTTACTCCATTATTATATAAAGCTAAATCAAGTCTTCCATCTTTTATAAAGTAATCAGTTTCAAGCTCAGCTTCAAATCTATACATATCATTTCCTTCTTCGTAGGATTTCATTACAGCTGGTACATAACCTATGTATGCTCCATCTTGAGATTGAAAAGCTACATTTACCTTTATTTGTCCATTATCAGTTATACCACCACTTGGATTTTGTGTATGAAACACTACTAAGTCTTTCTTATCTTCTGAAGCAAGATTTGTAAGTAAATTAAAAGATAGCTTAATATTCTTATTAGGCTCACGATTAATATATAGTCTATTAACCATGAAGTTATATTTTACCTTGTCGTAGTTATATTCAAACTCACAAGGATTATCTCTTGCTATATACATCTCATAAGTTTCAACTACTCTTTTAATTCTATTTATTACATGTACAAGAGATAGCATATAATCAAATGAATCAGTTCCTAAAGCTGTTGCTCTTGGGTATACAACACTATCTCCAAGTCCAGTTCTTAAGTGTGTAGTTTCAGGTATCTTATAATGCGTATCTTTCTTTATAAGTTCATTTAACTTAACTTGTACATTTAAAGTATTTGTAGGAATTAGATACTTTCTATCTTTACCAAAGTACAGTGGTGCAAATATTGAATACACTCTCATCTTCCAGTCATCTCTTGTTTTAATAACCTTATATGCCTTATTATTTCTTTGTGAGAAATGAAGTGATAAGTCATAGTCAGTAATTAAAGAGTTTCTTGTGTGAAGTGAGTTTATTATCTTTCTTCTTAAAGTTTCTAAGTTATCTTCATTAGCTCCTTCTATAGTGTATTTCATTTCAGTAGTAGCCGTTATATAAAAAGGTAACTCTTCTCCAGTTGAATCTTCAAGCACTATCTTATCTCCAATGTATTCAAAGTTAGCTTTATCTCCCTTTGTAATATACATTGAAAGCTCAATTATACTATCTCTTACAGGAACGAAGTTTCCTCTATATCCTCTATTTGTAAGAGTTATTTTATTTTGGTTTAAATCATAGTATATTGTAGGCTTATCAGGAATTGACTTATCATAATACATTGACTTTTGTAATCTCTTTACAGTAGATGTATACTCATCTACTCTATAATATGGTGTAAAGTCTATAAGCTGGTCTTCATACGTTATAGGATAAACGTCAGTTGATGAGTCTACATATCTATAAGTCTCAAGCTTTCTTTGATATTGATATAAGTCAAGAGTTAAAACCATATTCTTATTTTGCTTAATAACTCTTATATTCGGATTCTTAATTGGCGATATAGGGTTATATAAGCTATCAACATCATATCTTGCAGTAATCGCCATACGACCATTAGGGTCATATATTTGAATTTGTATATCATAGTCAAGAGAATATACAAACTCATTTATCTTAACCTCAAGTGTATGAGGTATAGTATATCTATATAAATTAGGATTTATCATTTCAGCATTTTTAAGTACATCTTCTATATACATAGTAAATGCAAATCTTCTCATAGAAGCTCTTGCCATTTGAAATGATACATCAGCAACTTTATTCCATTTGAATAAAGAGTCTTTAAATTGAGCTGTAACAGGGAACATCTCTCTTGACGATACATAAGAAGAATACGATACTATATCGTATAATTCTCCAAGTCCCTGAGTTTGATAGTATGCAGTAGATAAAGCATTAACTCTATCAGGTGGCATACCAAGAGTATCTAAAACTACAGCCATAGATTTTAGAAATTCTTCTTTAGTTGAAATAAACTTCTTTTCTTCCATCTCTTCCTCCTACTATTTATTTACCTATATATTTTCTTACTGCTGAATAAGCTGCTTTTGCGACACTAGCGATTCCACCGCCACCAGCAGTACCACCATTTCTAGCACCACCTGAATGTGAAGATGTTGCTGTAGTTCCACCAGATGATGTATAATAATTAAGTCTGAATTTACCTGTATCATCGTTTAATGTAACTGTAGCTCCCGATGTCCAATAGTATTCAAGCTTTCTATCAGCTATTGGTACATAGTCAGCCCAGAACTGTTTATTTGCTGTCTTTTGCATATCATTAAATTCCATTAAAGCATAAGCGTCAAATGGTTTAAACATTGCTGAACTGAATGAAACTGATATTTCTCTTACTTCTCTATTTACTAGACCTTGGTTTGAAAATATAGAAAAAGGTATACTTGTAGGATAGTTACCGACAAGCTTTGCCCAGAATATAATATCGTGGTTATTTTCTTCAGTAACGAATACAAATATTGGAGCAGTGTAGCTCATTCTATTATACATAGAATCTTCATACTCTTGAGATAAAGTTCCTTCCTTCACCTTTTCCATATATGTAACCCAAACATTTACAAGCTTAAATGCTTCGGCATTTCTATCCATAGCAAAGGTTAAAGTTATAGGTACATTAACTAAAGACTCAGCAAACGATATTGGGTACTCTTGTCTTATTCCTCTTATATTTGCAGCAGACTCAGCTTTAGATAGAGTTGCATCTTGGAATGATATTCCTACTACTCTATTTTGCAAAGCTGTCATAAAAGGGGTAGCTCCCGGTATTCTACCATTAAGCTGAGTATATAAAGACGGGTCTTGGTTTATAAGCATTGCAAGGTCAGCATCTTTCTTACCTAAGTCTTCAGGAACTAAACCTGATTTTGTATCAAGCACACGACAAGTAGGTTTACCTATAAATATATGAGTTCTTGTATGAGCAAGAGTATTGTCAATTAGAGTAACTCCAAATCTATTTACAAAGCTTCTTTCTAAGTGCATTCCTTCATTTATATTAGAAGTAAAACCATAAGTATTTTTAATATGCTCAGCTATATCCTTAAATGCTGCTGTAGAATATAAAGACATATCTCCGGGATTTGTATGCTCACTTCTGTCTCCTCTTTGTGGAATAGTCTTATAAGTATTAGTACCATACGGTCTATCTCCTGTAGAACGTCCGTTATTGTAGCTATTACTTCCACCACTGTATCTATGATTCCAAGCAGCAGCCGCAGGTCCATCTACTCCACCGCCAGTTGAATTAGCACGATTTGCCCAACCCCCATGGTTTGCAGCACTATTTATTCCACCGTATGCGTTATCCCAAGCACCTGTACTTCCACCAGTACCACCTGTAAGTCCGGGTCTATCAACATAGTTATTTCCATCTATATAGAAATTAATCCAAGGGTTATTACGAAAAGAACCCTTAAGCGTACTTCCGAGTTTACCCGGAAGTCCACCGAATATAGATTTATATGAGTTTAATACCGGATTTCCAAACCAGCTATCTATCTTACCGAATAATCCTTTTCTAAGCTTTGCTTCTATTTTACCAAAAGTTGAATTGAATTTATTATTTATCTTCTCAGTTACTCTACTAACTGCATTATTGACGTAGTTGTCAACCATACCAGTTACGTTATTAACTCCAGTTTTAATAGCGTTATCTATATTTTCAGATACAGTTCCTATAGCATTATTTACAAAGTCAGCTCCACTTGCATAAAGGTTATCTTTAACTCCTGATGCAACTTCAGACCAATCTGTATTTGTAATACCAGAATATACATTTGATATAGGATTTACTATGTTATTATTAACAGAATCCTGTATCTTATTATACGCATTGGTAGTGACATCGCTTAAACTACCCCCGGGTAATTTGTTCTCGTCATCCATGTTAAAACCTCCTTTTTACATTATATTTTTCACTAAAGGGGTGTTTGGGACGGTTTTCGGAACGTAAAAAATAAAGGCTGGGAAACCCCAGCCAATACTTTTATTTTGTAGGAAATACATATTCCTTTCTATCTGCACCTATATATTTAACATGCTTATTTGCACAAAGTTTCAATATCTTTCCTAGCTCTACAATTCTATTCCAGAATTCCATATTATCTGGATTTATTGTGATTGTGTCTATATAGATAATATCAATACCATTATCATCTATATATTTTGCAATGTTATAAAGTCCTTGCATTTCTTCAATCTTAGTAGTTACATTTGGAAGTAGACTCATAAGAGAATTGACTGCCACTTTGTTAGTGTCTATTCCAAATAACTCTATTGCTCTATTGGTATTTAATACATTAAGATGATTACCTAGTTTATTATTAGCTGTAATGATAACAGCATTCTTTTTCTTTTCAGGAGCTTTAATTCCTGACCATCTTTCAGCTAACATCACATCATCCCAACCGTCATCTCCTATATCTTTAATTACTTCCTTTTCATCTACAGGGATAACGTTTGCTAAGAACTTACCAAATTCTTTTGTATACAATAGTTTACCGTGTATGTCTCTTTCACCACGTTTTACAAACTCTCTATACAATCTTGTAGCATCATCATTACAAAGAACTAAAGGTCTACTACTATGGTCATCCTTTAGAACTCCTTTGATGTATTTATATACTGGCATTCTCATATTACCACAATATTCTCCATCTACTACATCTGTAACATGGATTATATTCGCAAGTATCATACCTGCTCTAAATGTTTTCTTAGGGTT